CAAAGCCTATAGCAAAGGTCGATTGAGTACCGTCTTCTTCTGCGTGACTGTCGCTCACGCTAACAAGATGTGCCTGTTGTTACAGAACGCTGGCATCGAGGCAGCCGTTGTTACGGCGAACACGCCGGGTGATGAACGTGCAGACATCCTCGAAAGGTTTGAGGACGGTGTGATCCATGCGCTGTGTAATGTAGCGGTACTGACCGAGGGATGGGATGCGCCAAGGACTGATTGCATTGCACTACTGAGGCCCACTAAATCACTCGGCCTATATGTGCAGATCTGTGGCAGGGGCATGCGCACCTGGGGTGACAAGAAAGATTGTCTGCTTCTTGACTACGGCGAGAACATGAACCGGCATGGGTGTATCGATAAGGCGCGACCCAACACCAAGCCAGATGACAAACCAAAGATATGGATTTGCGCTGAAATCACACCGGCAGGTCAACCGTGTCTCGCGATCAACGACTGGATTGACAAGAAGTGCATTGAGTGCGGGGCAGAGAAACCGAAAGGAGCTGCGCCTCCTCCAAGAGGTAAGCCAGAGATCGCCAAGGATCGTGTCGCCGCTCAAGGTAGTGTGCTATCGGATGAGAATGATTTAAACATCAAAGAATTCGAGAAGATTAAAGAGGTTGAGTTTGCACGGGCTGAAAAGAAAAAGTCCAAGAGCGGCAACGAATATCTAAACGTCACCTTCAAATTGGTCGATGAGTTCTGGCCTCAATCTATGCCCTTCATGATAGGTATGAATGGCCCCGCTGGAATCATCGCGAAAAAGAAATGGAAGGCATGCGCTGCGAATGGAACCCCTGTTCCGTACACCATTGAGCGTGGAGAAGAGCTCATCAATGATGAAGGCTGCTTCGATCACATCAAAAGAATCACCGTTAGAAAAGAAGGAAAGTATTGGAATGTCGTCAGTGTCTATTATTGAAAAAGTGGATGAGTGGATTGCCTCGAACAACGAAGGCCATCGAGGTCACTTGGGTTTCAGTGTCATCGGAGATGAGGATGAACACAAACTGTGGATGAATTTCCATTGGTGTCTGCCTAATGACTTTGATGGTCGTATGTTGCGACTGTTCGATCTGGGCAATCGCATCGAGGACCAAGTGGTGGAGAACATCAGGGACAGCAAGGAAGCGACAGGTGTTTCGATTGCATCCCATGGCAAAGATGGGAATCAGATCCGGGCATCTACTCTCGGAGGACATTTCGCTGGGTCATGTGATGGCTGGCTGCGTGGAGTACTGCCTGAACCCAACCAGGATACAGTCGTTCTTCTTGAGATCAAGAGCGCCAATGACAAACGATGGAATGAACTGGAGAAGCTGGGTGACTATGAGCTCTGGAGCGAAACGTACCGCTGGCAGATCCATGGGTACATGGGTGTGTTTGGTCTGACTCAATGCATGGTCATCGTCGTCAACAAGAACAACAGTAAGATCTACTCGGAAATCATAGACTACAACCCAGACATCTGGGAGAAGGCTCAGGAACGCGCTGAGAGGGTGATCACAAGTGATGGTCCTCCTCATCATGGGAGGATGTCAGAGAAGGACTGGAGGCTTAGAGGGCAGTCTGATGCCTATGTGGATATATATCAGCGCCAGAGGTTCCCTCAGTCAGTGAACTGCAGGAACTGTGTGTTCTCTAAGCCACTGATAACCAGTAATGGGGCTACTTGGATATGCAAACGTACCAATAAAGCCGTAGATCTGGAGGATCAAAGGACTGGTTGTGAGAACCATCTGTGGAATCCGAGACTCATCGTGACTGCAACATACTTGCCTGATGAAAGTGATGACACCAAGATCGCCTATGAAGCGGGGTTCACCAAGTTCTATAACGCGATACCTTCTGCCAGAGAGCCGGGTCATTACTACAGTAGCGCAGAGCTCAGAGAGTTATCGAAGTGTCAGTTCGAATTGAAGATGATGGAGAAGGCCGAAGGTATTAAGAAAGAATTCCCCGGCAGTTATGTCGAGCACATGGATGAAACCAAAGACCCTTTCTAGATCCTTGGGTCTTTCACGATATTGATCTTTATACCAGGGTACAACGCCTCAACGAGTTTCTTCTTGAGGCTGAACACCTGGGTGATGACACCCTTGGTATCCTCGATGACCCAATCACCACGACCGTTCTTGTACCTGAAGTCTGCAATGTATTTACAGATCTTCTTCTCTTTACCCTCTACGGTAATGACGCACGGGAAATCTATCTGAACCTCGAGGTCTGATATCTCATCCCGGTCTTGTCTTTCTTTGAGTATCTTGTATCGAGCGGCTTCAAGTTTGGAATCAAAGGTGATCCCGTCGTATTCAGTCTTGACCGCAAAGTATTTGCTTTTCTTTTTCTTAGCCCGTTTAGGGATCAAGTTAATCTGCACCTAGAAGTTTTCTTTCTTCCTCTTCTCTAAGAACTTTTGATGCTCTATCAAATAAGGAAGGTAAAGACTGAGTAGTTTCTCTAACCGACTCTCCAATACGATCAAGTAATGGCGCTGGTCTTGGATCAGGAGGTGGAGGCGCTGGAAATCTTTGTCCAGCAGTAGCACCAATTTCTTCAGTCATTTCCTTCAAAGGTAGAATATTTCTTACTTTAGTTTTTGAAGCTTCATATGCACCAGCGTAAACAGAAGGCGGCGGTTTGTATGGAATGAAAACATGTCTCATAACAGCGCGCCAGTCAGCAACCCCTCCTACTTCTTTGCCTAATATCTGTGCTATTTTGTTGTCTGTAACGCCTAACAACCTTGAATCATCTATTGCAATTGATAAGTCTCTTAATGCCTTATACTTTCTTTCATTTGCTTCTTTAAATTTATATAACGCTTCTTCAGGAATTCGAGGACCATAAGCTCTTCTAAGTCTTCTGAAGTCTTGTGTTGCAGCAGCAACCTCTGACTTTGCTTCTTGCGCTTTAAAGTATAAAGACTTTTCCATATCAATCTTTAAGGTTTTAACGCCAGTTGCAGCTTGTCCTAACTCATTAAAGAAATCTAATTGCTCTCCTCTTTCGCTTACTCGATACCTTGGGTCCATCAAAGATGATTCAACTAGTACCGATTGAGGAATGTCTCCTAACTTTAAAGACCTTAAAGGATCACCATAGGAGATGGTATCAAATATATTTTCTTGAGGATTAAATTCAACTGGAGAAAACGCAGGGACAAGGCCATTAAGAACATGCGTCATCATTGCCCAAGTTTTATCTCCTACAGAATCACTCTCTTCATATAGCTTACTGCCCAGCCTTCTACTACCACCTCTTGCAGTTATATCAACAATTCTTTCGGTGATGATTGATTCTCCAAAGAATGGTTCAACCAACTCAAAAAACGCTTCACTAAGTCCATTCATAAGCGCAGTGTTTAAAGGCTCTTCTCTCCTTTCTCCATTAACGACTTCATTTAAAACAGCTTTAAACGGCCTTGTTAAATAATCATATGGATAAAAGTAAGATCCGTTTATGACTTCTTCAATGTTTCCATCTTTTGCTTTAACAGGTATTAATGTACCGTTCTCATCCCATGGCGCAGCACCAGATCTTTTGTATGCACCCAGTTGATCTTCGCTTGTTCCTGTCATAGATAAACCCAAAGCAACACTAGCTGAAGGTATGCCTGCAGTCATGGAACCAAATCCCATGAGCCTTTCAATGCCTCTTTGTCTAAGCAACGCATTCTCACTGGCTATTTCTTTTATAGCCTGACCCATTATGTTTCCACTGGTTCTAATTAACTCGGATGGGTATGCAATAAAATTACCTAATGGTAATTGTCTTATTGCGTGAATCGCAGTAGGCACTCTTGAATAGTTAGGTACTACATCTCTTGTTATTAATGCTGCTTCTTCATCAATAAAATCATCGAATAAAGTAGGATTTTCTTTTGATGTTCCAAATCTTCTTGCAAGTTCTGTCACATTAACATTGTTAGTGTCAAGGCCAGCCTCTCTTGCAATTTCCATTTGTTTTAATGTATTTGCTTTCATGTTAAAGGGTTGATTCTTTACTTGGGAAAACTGAACCATCCCCGCAAGCTTTTTCTTTTCAGTTAAATAATTAAACACCCTCCAAACAGAATCACTTGCGTTATAAAGTTTTGCAGAAAAACCATTCTGTCTTCCTTGAGCAAACTTCATTCCTCGACCAACCAAGCCGCCTACGCCTTTTTCGGCAGCAATATCAATTAAGTCTTCAAGTTCTTTTAACTGTGCTTGTTGTTGAATCAATCCTTTTTCTGTTAGCTCTTCATATAATTTCTTTTTTTCTGGCTGAGTTCTAAATCTATTACCAAAGTCAGAGGCTATCACTTGATAGGCTTCAGATAATGTTTTTCCATTAGGAACATTACCATTGGCAATTGCAAATCCAGCAGCACTTAATGCATTTCTTATCTGACCTGTAGGATTATAAACAGTCTGCATCATTTGGCTTACACCCTTTAATCCCAACAAGCTTGCATACAAGTTACTAACAATAGGAACGTTTTCAAAAGGCATACTCGTTGCTTGCTTTTCTAAAGCTTGTAAAAATTCTGTCTTTACATACTTTCCTCTTAAATTTCCATAACCTAACGAGTTTGGAATTTGCTGATACTCGCCCTTTAATAAATCAGACTCAGGAAGATTATCTAAAAACATTTTGTTTTCAGGCGCTCTTAATTTATCGAGATCTTCTAATTCTTTAAAGTATTTACCTTTGCCAATAATAGCAGACTGCTTACCTAACGTTTCTTTTACCATTTGCAGAAGTCCTTCTTTCCTCTCCATAGAAGTTCCTCTTTTCCAGGTATATTCTCCAAGAAAATCTCTAATAAATTCATTATCAACGGTTCTGTTTTTTAATGGGCCACTCAGAACTCCCCTTAAAGTACTATCTTTTAAAAGATCTTCTGGATTTAAAGCCGCATTTGAAAATTGTTTTTTATCTATTATCTGTCTAAGTAATCCAGGCAGTTCATCTTCTGGTATTGGATTTCCTTGCCTTGCATTTGACTCTTTCAAAACAGCTATTGCTTTGTTAACTTTTTCTTGGTCTGGAAGCCACTCTTTATCTAAGAAAACTCTGTAAGCTCTGGTCCCATACACACCTAATTGACCAGCTAGTGTTTCAGCCGCTCCATCCGGTAAGAACTCTGGATTATCTAGTATTTGTTTAGTGTAATCATCTGCCAAGCTTCTTACATTCTTTGCGGATCTAAATAAACTTAGCTTTGATCTGATCTGGTCAGGCTTGGTGTTGATATTTAACTTACCACTCTTAACAAAACCCAATGCCTTATCTGCTTCCATCAATGTTTTAAACGCTTCATTCTGACTAACAGAGTCAGCCATATCTGGATTAATCGCATCACCTATTGCTTGTATTATTTTTTCTTGAGAAAAACCATTCGCCTTTCCTGAAGTTGCAACATTTGCAATAGCATCATTTAGGTCTTTAAAAGCCACATTGTTTGCACCAGCCATAGATGAAAGCCGAGTAGCATATAAGGCTTTTAATTCGGCGGTTGCCTTATCAGGAAGATCTCCTCTAAACCTAACGTATCCGATTCCCTTCTTAAAAGCAGGGGATGCTTTTTCTGCTTTATCAAGGAGCTTACCAAACCCTTCTCCGACCGCATAAACACCATCAGCAACTTCACGAATACCAGGGACTTTAGCTATTGCCCCACTGGAAGTTTTTATTACTGCACCTGCGCCAGTTAAGGCCAATGGAATTCCCGCTGTTAATGCTGCTGCTTCAAGGCCAATCTTTCCCTTATTCATTAACGCAGCAAATGCTCTTTCTTGACCATCAAGAAATTCAAGCTCTTGAGTTTTGGTAAGAGGATTTGGCAAGTAATCATCACCAAAAGTTTTCATATCCTCTTCAGCCACTAGGCCTTCTGCTGCTGCAGTAGCGGCTACTTTAGTAGCCATGTTCGAGCCTTGAAGAGCTTTAAATATTTTGTATGCAGGAAGACCAAATTGAACTAAAGCTTTTGGAATCTCCGCAGCCAAACCAAGTCCTTCTATATCAGGAGCAAATCTAGACTGCACTGCCTTAGCTCGATCAACAAATTCAGAGCCTACTTTTTCTGCACCAGCTGCTTGTAATCCATAGCCCACAGCGCTTGTTACATTTGTGGGGATGCTAACTAATCCGTTAAGACCTCCACGCCATACACTACCCCCGAAACTAATGTCTTCTTTTTCTAAGACTTCTCCCGGTTGGTAATCAGGTCCAGTTTCAAAAGCTCTTTGTTTTCGTGCTTGTCTTAGGGCTAGGTTTTTTTCTTTTAATATTCGACTTGCATCTTCAGGGCTGTCTGCATCGATGTATAGACTCCGACCATCTTCCCTAACCTTATGGTAGGTAGGCATGATTACTGTTTATCGGCTTTTTTAGTTAAGACATCTGATACAGCGCCTAATCCTAAATTACGGGCAAAATCTTCAAAGGCTTCAAGATTCGTAGCTGCATCAGGAACAGATTTATAAAGAGTAAGAAGGGCTTCTAACTGAGCAGATGCATTCATTCTGTCAAACAAACTTTTTAATACTCTTCGGTCAACATCTTCTTCTGTTTCATTGGGACCGCGTTCTGCATAAGGTCTTATAGCTTCATACTGCTGAACGAGTTCTGGTTTTTTGGCATCAAGTTCCGCTTGAAGCTGATCGTATTCTTGACCCGCAAGAGTTACATCGCTAAAGAAGTTTCTTGGAACAAAGCCTTCTGATGGTTGAGCTGCTTTGGCTAATTGATATTGAAGTCTTGGATCAGATAATTTATCCACTAGG